ACTGCCCCATTTTTTGACCATCCCGTTGTACTCGCAAAATTGCCATTCCGCACCAACTGATTCCACGCCACAGTCCCGCCGACAAGTTCATCCACTTCCCGGTCACCGATGTCGGCAGACCCGCCGGAAGTGCGGAACAGGTACGGCACCTTGTCCTCCACGCCTACCGTTGCGACAAGCTGTTCGGCGTTGCCCACGGTCATGTCGGGATAGTTCCCGTCCGTATCGGCCTTTTTCTCCAGCTCCGCCGCAACGGTGGTGGCGATGACGTTTGTGTTGGGGGTGATGGTCGCGCCGCTCGATATTTCCGCAGTGACTTCGTACAGCACTCCCTCAAGCACCAGATATTCACCGACAGCATAATCCTTGGACGCGGTGGTGCTCTCCTCAACGGAGGCAAGGTCGCTTTTGAGGTTCACGATGTCGGCTTCCATCTCAGTGAAGTCCTCGGGGATAGACTCGAGCACTTCCTCCGCGCGATCCGCGGCGTCCACCGCGTCGGAGGCAGCGGCGAGCAAAACAGCCTCCGCGCCATCCGGGGACCAGGGAACAGGCTGCCGGAACCAACGTCCGTCGTACGCAACATAGCGCTCTCCGGTATCCAGGACGTTCAGCATTGTCAGATCATCCAGCGTCTCGGCAGAGGGCTTGGCGGCGGAGACACAGCTCAGGTCATCCTCACCTGCTCCGGGAGCTGACCAGAAAGATTTAGGCTGCTCGTACCAGAGTCCGCCGAACGCGACAAAAATGGTACCAGTATCTACAGCGTAACACGTAGTGCCGTCCGAGAGCGCTGTCTCGTTCAGCTCTTCTGAGTAGCCATAGTACTGGCCACTGATTTGTTTCATGTTTTTTCCTCCTTACGTTATCGGCGTAAATGAACCGGCGGTAGGTGTGATAGTGCCGCTGTATACGATCAGCAGACAATATCTTACGTTACTGGACAAAGGCGTACTGATTTCGATATGTCCGGTAGTACCCTGAGCTTGCCATGATGTGCTGCTTTCTGTATCGCCCAGAATACCGAAGCTCACGGAATTGCTCTGATTGGCGGCAATAGACAGAATCGCAGCTTTGGCGTTATGGATCATCATATACAGAACGCCTCTGGCATTTTCCGTAGTATCCAGTTCGATATCGGCATTAGCAGCGACGGTAAACGCTTTGAAATTGGCGAGCTTGGCCATAGTGACCGCAGCGTCCAGAATGTTGTTCTCGTGAACGGCGTCGTCACGGATGTTGTCGTTGTCCACAGCATCGTATGCAAGCTGATCGTGGTCTACAGCCAGGTCGTCGATCTTCTCAGTCGTGACTGCCTTCCTGCGGATAGCTCCGGTGTCTACGGCCTCACTGAATTCAGTGTGATCCAGCTTGGCGGTAGTCACTGCTTCGTCACAGAGCTGGTCAGTGTCAACAGAATCCTCGGCCATCTTGTCCAGCGTGACCGCCTCGTCACAGAGCTGGTCAGTGTCAACAGAATCCTCGTCCATCTTGTCCAGCGTGATCGCCCCATCTCTGATCGCGTCCGTGACAACAGCCTCAGAGCCGGGGGTCTGTTTCAACTTATAGGCAGAGACTTCGCCGTCCTTGATATTGTTCTCCCACACGGCTGCGGGATTGGTGGACAGCTTGTCGTGTACGACCTCGCCGTCCAGAATCTTGGACCGGGTCACGGCGTCCGCGGCCAGCTTGAGCGCTGTCACGGCGTAGTTTTGAATCGCGCCGGTGTCCACCGCTTCCGAATTGGTAGTGTGATCCAGCTTCACAGTTGTGATGCTGCCGTCGGGGACAGTCCCGGCGGTGACATCGTCCACCGCGTCGATTAGTGCGTTGATAGCAGTAAGGACGGCGTTGTTAAGATAGTCTTTGACGGCGTTGTGCAGATACTGCATGTCGTACCGGACCTGGTTCTCGTCGGTCTCCACAGTCGGAAAGTCCGACCGGTTCGTCCAGTCCCGGTCAAAGGTAAGTGCGCCCGGAGAATCAATAGGCATATTATCGTTCTCTCCCTTCGTATTTATAGAACACCTGCGCGCCGATGAGCGGCATATCCACACCGGCCTTATCGCTTGTCAGTGTCATGGAAAAATGTCGGATGTGGCGGCAGCCGGGACGGCGCTTCGCCACATACGCGAACGGGGCTGCGACGGACAAGTCTCGGTAGCTCAAGTCCCTCGGCGACAGGTGCCAGGTGTGGCACACCACGTCAGTCAGGTCCTTGCGGGTCTCATAGTCAGACTTGTACGTGATGCTCGCGTTCAGGTCTGTGTCTGCACGGAACGAGAAGATGGCGCCGGTTACGGTCTTCAGCCTGTCGTACGTGCGGAAGTACTGCGTAGCGTACCGGTACTTCCGTTTGAACCCCTCGCCGTAGTCTGCGTAGGTACTGTCAAACCTCGTCAGCCTCCCGGTGGGGCCAAGATGATACGTGTAATCACTGTCCATAAACAGCGATACGGCGTTGATCCCCGTGAGGTAAAACCAGCTGGGGTCTTTGTACGGGGACAGCTCGTAGTCCCAGCAGTACACCTTGTTGTCCGCTATGATCCAGTAGCGCTTCGTGTCGTCGAAGCTGGACACATTCCCGGCTTTGCGTACCTCCCACAGCAGCCCGTTCATAAAGCGGTTGCCGTTCACCTTAGTGCTGATGCACTCGATGTTGTTCTCGTACGCCGCAGAGCTGTCCCGGATGATGTGCACACCCTGTTCAGTGTTGCAGAACACCAGATTATTGTCGATGAGCTGGATCGTCCACGGCAGGTCACAGCCGGTCTTACTGTTGATGCTCGTGTAGTCCATCTCGATGTAAGTCCGTGCCGTAGAAGCACCGCTCATATCCACCGTGGTGAACGACATGGAGACCTTACCGATGCTCCTATTCTTAAACACGACAAGGTTGCCCTGCTGTTTGCCGAACCCGGTGATTGCGTCTTCGGTGTCGCCGCCAAAGTTGTACTGCTCGAACGGCCAATACGTGATGTTCATCCCACCAGAGTCATTGCCGTTCCAGAAGAATGCGTTGGGCTGGGCCCTGCTGCCCCCTACTACGACACAGAGGTTCTGGTTTCCGCCGTACACGACGGCGTACGGGCAGTCCATAATGGAGTAAAATGCGTCGTTGTCGGTGTAGGTAAGCCGCGCCGAGATAGTGTTACTCTGCGCAGGAACGTGAACAGTCGGAGCGCTGGTAAAAGTTAGTAGCCCTGTGGTATCATCGTACGTATAATCCGCCGGCGAATGCTTCAAGTACCCGTCAACTGCCAGCCAGTCAATCGTTAATCCTGCGGGGAACTGGTAAGTCTTGACTGCGCACTGGCATTTCACTTCGATGTTGTTCGTTCCGGCTGCCGGGGCGGTGTAGAAGTTCAGGTAGCTCCCGGATACAGACCAGTTGCCAACAGAAGCATGGTCCACAACCACGTCTGTCACATACACGAAGTCAGACAGCGTAATCTGGAACTGTGTAGTCGCGCCGTCACCGGAAAACTTCTGTGTCTGCTCATCCGTGCCTGCGTTGTACATCAGATAGAATCCGTGGGCCAGCCGGTTCTCTGGCTGGTACTGATCCCCCGCGCCTGTTTTCCAGTCGCAGTTGATGTAGGTTATAGGTTCATAAACGAAGGACACAACGTCTCCTGCACTGAAAACCGGATCGCTCTCAAACCCGTTGAACATGATCTGTACGAACACGCATCGGGATTTGTAGTACAGGAAATCCCCGTACCGGAAGAACGTCCCGCGCTCCGGGGTGAAAGTCATTCCGGTCGGGAAGTGGTGCATATCCTTGAGATCGCATAGAGCGGTGAGCACCATATTCTTTCCGGGTTTGGCGTACCACAGCTTGTCGCCAATATGGAAGAAAGCGTAGTCCCAAAACAGCTCATCAGTACAGGTGTACCCGAACTCTGCTTTGAAAGACAGAACAACGACGACATTATCTGTTCCGGCAGAGGGGGCAGTGTCAAATGTTATCGTATCGCCGCTGAACGACCAGCCACTGGTCTTTACCATACCGTCCACGCGTACCGCGAAGATACCCTGGAAATCCAAAGAGTCCGTATCAGGTAGAACAAAAGAGGTCTCCACACCGTCCCCGGAGTATTTCGTTGTCCGGAGGTAAGGCAAGTTGGACCTTGAGTCGACATACGACTGTCCGAGACGGGAGCACAGGGCGCCGTTCTTCCATAGCATGTTTTCCATCTCCGGGCTCTCATTCAGCTTGAGCTCGTAGTCCGGAGCGTACAGGTTGAGCCCCCCGGTCAGCTTGTCGAAGTTGACCGTATACTCGGACTTGGGGGTAGGCAAACGCGTTAGATTGACATAGCCGCTCGTCTTCGCGAAGTTCGGCATTCCGTTCTTAGACATGGCTCACCCCCAGAAATTGTAATCGCCTGCGAAGTCGGTATACACGTCCGCGACGCGACCGGGCTCGGTCCTGGGCCTGTCGCGCATGGCCTCCTTCTTGGCGGTGTATTCGTTCTGAAGAGTCGCGTACAGGAAAGCGTCATCGTACATCACGATGTGTGCGGCGACGTAATACGGTACCGCTTCCTGCGCTTCCGGTACGTTATCCAGCAGATCATCGTCCTCCGGCTGAGCCTGCATGCGAATCGGATACCTGTAGTATTCCAGGATCGTCTCGGGTGGCAGTGCTTTGGGAAGAATCAGTTCCGTGTTCCCGATCATACGGAGCTGGTTGTATCTCGCGTACTCCAGCTCAAATTCATGGTGTCTCGGGGGGAGCGGCAGCAAGAGGCCGCTGCCTCTCCGCTGCCACAGATCATCAGGCAGCGTATAGATGTAGCTTCCGTTGCTCTCTCTGCAGGCCAGCTCACCGAGCGTGACCCAGGCCGGGATGGGCTTGGTAGTTGTAGCTATGTCCATCTGCGCGGCGTTGATGAGCCCGGGGATTTTATTGAGATAGTCCTGCTGATTGTTGTACGTCCCGGGTATCTCCGTACCGGCGATGGATTCCTGCTGAATCAAATGCAGCGCCAGGTCCCGGCACTCACCGTAGGTCATAAAAACTCACTCCTTTTTCTGACAGAGCGGACACCCACCCACTTGTCCAAGTAAGGCTCCGTCGTTCCCACTTGTCCTTTATAAAGCGTCCTCCCCCGGAGTACGGGGGAGGTATGTTGATTTATCAGCCGATGTTCAGCAGGGCAGTACCCACAGCGCGGGCCTTACCGGCACTGGTGCACTCGATGACGGTGACCATGGTGTTGGTGCTCAGGCTGCCGACCTCCAGGGGGTTGGAGCTCAGGGACACCCAGCTATCGGAACCGGCGGTGTAGACGGTGTCGTAGGTCACGGCGGCGGGAGCGGTGCCCAGCTTGTACAGGTAGATGTTGGTGGCATCAGCCTTCTGGCCGTTCACCATGATGCTGGTCTTGGAGGTGTCGGAAGCAAAGGTCCGAACATCCAGCATGCCCAGAACAGCCTGGCCGCCCTGGTAGAAGATGGCGTTCAGCTTCTCGTTCAGCACGAAGCAGTCGTAAATCATACGACCCTCGACGAGCCAGCCGGAGATGCCGGGAGGATTGTCGTGAATCTTGTAGTCCTCCAGCACCTTGGGACCGGTGGCGGCGATGGGGTGGGTCAGGATGAAGGCGCAACCCAGAGGCAGACGGGTGGCGGGGACCTTGACGACCTTGCAGCCGTCGACCTCGCCGATGACGCCCTTCTGGGTCATCTCGTGGGCCTTGTCACCATACTGCATGAAAGCAGGGTCCTGCTTCAGCAGGTTGGCGAAACGATAGGAGCAGAAGCACACACGGCCCTGATCAGGGATGTTGTTGTTGCCCAGCTTCTCCTGCGCGTTCAGGAACAGGGAGTAGGCGTTGCTCGTGGTAGCAGCGGTGCTGTCGGTGTTGCCGACAGAGACGGCGGCATTGGCCAGAGTCTTGAACACATAGGTGTCGAACTCAGGCACGACCACCTCGCGCAGCTGACGGCTCAGAGCCTTGCCGGCGTCGGACACCATCTGAGACATGAGCTTGTCGCCCTTGTCGATGATGAACGTGAAGGCACGATCCTGAGTCAGGGTCATGGACTGCACGTTGCGGGTCAGGTCGGAAGCGGTGCCGTAACGGGTGTTGCCGCTCTTGGAGTAGTTGGTCATCACGGCCACAGGGATGCTGTAGACCTTGACGGTCTGCACACCGGTGAACTCGTAATCGTTGTTGAGGGCCATCATGGCCTGAGATTCCTTATAGAATCTCTCGTCCACATTCGTGGAATACTTACTGGCAAGATTGATACCAGCAGCCATTTAAATCATTCCTTTCTTGGCTGCCGCTCGCCTTACCAGGCGGAGTCTTCGTTGAATCCTTTCAGGAAGGGGTCGTCCGGGGAGGTGTTGGTATTACCCCCGCCGGTCACGCGGGAGACAGGCGCCCTCTTGGCGGCGGCTTGGTTTTGTTTTAAGATTTTGTTCTCCCTCTGAACCCGGGAGGCGGTGGCGGAAGCTGTCTTGGCTTTCCACTCCGAGTACGCCTGCAGCAGCGGGATGTTCCGGGAGATGGCGCTGTTGGTCACCTCATCGGGAATCTTCTCGTTGCGGGCGTCGGGGAAGGCCCGGAACAGGTCGCTGACCTCCTGCTGAAAGTCCCTCGTCGGTTTGCTCTCCTCAGCCGGTGCCTGCTGCTTGGTGGGCTGCTTTGCACCGAACTGACGGGTAACAAAATCGCGGGCCATCTCTTCCGGAACGGAAGGATGCTCCGCGACAAAGTCCTGTACAGCGGCCTCAAACAAGCCGTCATGCAGGGCGGTCCGATCTTCGTATTTCAGACCGGCAGCGAGGGAGTCCCACTTCGCAAGCTCGGCTTCCATATCGCTGATACGCTTCTGGTACCGGTCAAGCATCAGGGACTTCTGATATACAGCGGGTAGGTCTGCGGGGTCCAGCTCCACATCCTGCGTTACGTGGTCCACGACAGCAGTGAAGTGTAGCTTTCCATCCGTGGAATCGTCGTCGTCCGTGGTGGGGTCTTCGTCTTCATCCTCGGTATCGGTCGTGTCGGTGTCGTCGTCTCCCGTGGTGGGGGAGTCTTCGTCGCCGCCGTCAGAGTTGCCCTCACCCTCGTCGCTCGAATCGTCCTGCGCGTCCGCAGCACCATCCTTCGCGCCCCAGGTAGAGGGGTCGAAGAAGTCTTCGTCATCACTGCCTGTCCAGCCTTCGGGCAGGAAATCGTCATCTTCGTCTTCCATCGGTACAACCTTTTCTTTGTCTTCGCTCATATAAGGGGTCGCTCCTTTCATGGTGAGAAAGTTTTATTTTTCTTTACGTGCCAGTTTGCGCCGGGCGGCGGCACGACCCGCGCTTGCGGAGGCGCCTTCCATGCGATCTACCAGATCGCGAAACACATCGTCCTCCTCGGGCTCCTCTTCACCCATATCGGCCAGGCCGGGGTCGAGAATGTCCGGGGTGTCAATGTCACTCATCTCCTCCGCGCCGGAAGGAATCTCCATACCGTTCTCGGGAAGCTCCTCTTCCGGAAGCTCCTCATCAAGAACGCGCGGCTTCTCCATACCGGTGCCGCGGATGAACTTTTTCTTACGTTTGGGTCCTGCAAATTTGGCGCTCAGGTTTTCGTCCATGTTGTCCTCCTTATTGCTTGTTCAGGATGCGCCCATGCTGAAGCACGGCGTCCTTGGCTCGTTTACTGGGAATGCTCTCAAATCGCTTCTGTATGCTGGGCGGGAGTCCGGCGAAGGCTTTGTCGTCGTCCATCTGGCCTCCTGCTACGGGGTTCGTTCCGCTGGGCGGAATCTTCTTCGCCATGCCCTCCGCGGCGCCGAACGCGGCTTCCTGGCCCTCGGTCATGGAACCGATGGCCTGCCCGTCGGAGCCGGGGATGATGCCGTTCTCCATCTGCATGTTCTGCTGGGCGGCAAGATCGCGTTCCTGCTGCTGTGCCTTAGCCTTCAGCTCGTCGATCAGTTTGTCCCTCTGAGGGATGAGCCGGTCGGGTACGCGCTCCAGGTACTGGATCATGTCCATCACACCGTCACGGCGCAGGTTGTCCAGCGTCTGCACCATAGCGATCTCGGAGAAGTAGGTGGTCGCGCCAACATTCACCCGCACGTTCAGCCACAGATGATTCAGCTGAGAGAAGTCAAAGGTCTCCACCACACGCCGGGTCACTTTCTGAGTGCTCATCGTGCCGGTGAAGGGGTCGATCTGAGGAGGCTCGCCGGGCTTGCCGACAGGTTCCTCCATGTCACGGTCTCGCAGGATCGGGCGCTCACCGTAGTAGGTGCCCATCATATCCAGCAAGATCGCGCCGACATCCTCCATCCACTCGTACAGATTCGCCCTGGTATTCTCCAGAGGAATCTCCGCGGCACTCTGCAGCACCATGAGCGCAGAGGTATTGTCCGGACGTACGTTACCCAGCTGAGCGTCGGTAGCCCCAAGGCAATCCTTGGTGTAGCTCACGGCCTTGTCGATACAGGCCATGATCTGGTTGGACATATCGGCAGGCTGCAGCACGTAGGCGACCTGGTCGATGTTCTGCCCGGGAGGAAGCCCCCGGACGCCAATGGCCTGTCCAACCTCATTGGTCCACTGGCTGATGATGTCCGCGTTGTAGATGTACTTCGGGAAGCCCATCAGCTGCTGGTGTCTGAACACCATGGCGAACATACTATTAATGAAAATCTGATTTGGGATGATCCCGGTCACCAGCGCACGTCCGTGGTACTGGTTTTTCTGCCGCTCCCAGTTGCCCCACGCGATGGGGTAACGGGTCAGCCCGGTGTCTACATCCTCGAAGATCGTGCAGGTCTTGGTGGCCTTCGTAACATGTACACTGGTCACCAGCTGCCGCACTTTCTTTTTCTTGTACTTCGGCGTACCGTCCATGCCGATGATGGGCTTGCCATCCGAGTCGGTCTCGATGATAGGATTACCCTTGGAATCCGTGACCTCCTCCATCAGAGGCTCGCCAGTCTTCGGGTCTATCACGTCCTGTTCCTCGGTCACCTTGAAGTACATGTATGCGTACAGTGCCTTGCCATGTCCGTCTTCGTCGGGGATCAGCTCGTGACTGCCGCCGATGCCCGCCTGCCAGTTGGTGTCGTAGTCGGGCTGTATCTGAAAATCTATGAAGTCGTTGTTCTCATCCTTGGGTCGGTTCTTCTTGTTCTGCTCGGCCTCACGGATGAGATTTTCTACTGTGTCGCGCCCGATCAGCAGGATGTAGGGCTGGTTCTCTACCTCACGGTCATTGGGGTTGCCGAACATCACGTTCAGGCCATCCACCAGCTCCATCTTGATCTCGCCGCGGTAGGGGCCGTACGCGCCGCCGAAGGGCAGGGCGTTAGGGTCCCAATAGAAGTGGGCGCAGTAGTCACCGGTCTGGGCGCCATCGAACAGGGCGTCCCGGATTCGGTAGTCCATCTTGAATTTCTCCAGCAGGTTCTGTACCTCGCTGGTGGCGAAGGATGAGGCGTCGCTGTCCGGGTCCGCTACGTTGTTCCCGTCGTAGTAGGCCAGCGGCTCGAAGCTGATGGACGTTGCGCTGGAGGTCAGGCTGGCCACGAACAGGCTCGTTACCCGCTTGATCACGTTGAACGTAGGCTTGGGCAGCCTGCTCATCGCCGGGGTCTCGGGCATGTGCAGCCACTGATTCCCCGCGAAGAACTCTATGTTCGTGTTGACCAGCCGGTACTGGTTGGGTACCAGTCCGTTGTTGTATGCTCTCCCTGCCTCGTAGTACTGCCATACCTTCGTCTTGTCGGTCTTACGCACACTCAAGGCTCATCACCCCTTCTTTGCCAGCTCGGTCAGCGTAGGCTGCGTACCGTAGGCCGTCTCCACGTTGTAGTTCAGCATGGCCTCGAACGCCTCCTGGCTTTCCTGGAACTTCCGTCTCTCCTCTTCGGTCAGCTCCTGCCGGATCACTTTCTTGTTATGTTCCTCATAGGCGACACGGGCTTTCCAACCCAAAACCGCGCCGCCAAACAAAAAGAGCAGTACGGCTAACACGCCGACTGCCCCGTATACAATATGAATCACTTGGTCTCCTCCTCGAAGATGGGCTTGGTATAGTAGTCCACCAGCTCGTCTATGATCTCCCCGAGGGTCTTGCCTGTCCGGGACGATTCAGACTGCAGGTACTTCCTCGTCGCCGCGGAGGTAGTTACGATGTAGGTCTTTCGGTCGTTCACACCGGGTATCTTCAGCACGTCACCCGGATAAATCCTCGGCTCCTTCATCCCGTTCAGTTCCATGATCTCCGGATACTTGATACCCGCGCCGAGGAACCGTTCCGCGATGGCCCACATACTGTCACCGTACTGTACGATGTAGGTGTCGTGGTCATCGTCGGAGGGTGTGTCGGTAGAAGGAGCAGTGGAAGCAGGGGGCTCGGCGGAGTACTTGGGCCGATACGCGCCAAGTATCTGCTTGGAACTGCGCGCTACCTTATACACACCGTCCCCGCCGGAGCCGGAAGTGTTGCCCTCGATTGCGTGTCCGGTCTTCTTCTCCCCATCCCAGTCCACGCAGAAGCCGATGTGGTCCGCCACCCCGTCGCCGTTCCAGTCGTACAGGAACAGATCGCCGGGTCGGTAGGCGCTGACCTTGGTAGTCCACCGGCTGTTCTTCTTCGCCCAATCCACGACGTACGGGCAGTACGCAGTCTTGTCCCCGCCGCAGAACAGATCAGAGGCGCCTGCCATCCGGAACACGTCCCAGATGAAAGCACAGCACCACGGATACTGCGCACCGCTGACTTCGTACCCATAGTAATGGGTGTTGTATATCACGTTGTTGGTTGGCTTCTCTCTCACACCGATCTGCTTCTCGAACAGCTCGGTGATAGCAGTCAGCCTTGCGTTTGCCATGCGTGTTGGCCTCCTTCTCTTATGCAATGAACGGAGACTGGACCGTCACGAGCTGTGACAGCTCATCCCCGGAATAAGGACTGAACAGCCTGTCGCCGTCCAGGAACGCCTCCTCCTCGGCTACTACCAGCTGCTCTCCGTCGGGGAGCGGCGGGATGTCTGTCTCACCGGATGAGTAAAGCAGGTAGGCAAGGGCCTGGGACATGGAGTCCACCATGTCGTCGTGCGCGGCGTTGGGGAAGGCGCTGGACTGGTCAACGAAGTCGCTGACCCACGGAGCGCCTACCGGGAGGAACACGTGTCCGGACTCGATGGCTGCGGACACGGCGTTGACACGGGCCACCTTGCCGCCTCTGGGGTTCACAGGTATGCAGAACATCTCCTGCTGCAGCACGTTGATGATCGCGCTGCCGTTCGCCTTATCCTCGATCAGTACCGCCAGCGCCCGGGGATACATCTGTTTGATCGTCCGTATCGCCTGCAGTGTGCCGAGGAAGTTCAAGTGCCGGTTGAGCATGTACTCGCAATAGTAATTCGCGCCGCGCTTCCCCCACACCGAGATGGCCACGTAGTCGTTGTCGTCCTTATCCTTAAACGTCGCGTCCACGGAGATGACCTCCGTGCCGAACGTCTTGATCTCACTGGGGTTGTAGTACTGCCACCAGGTCCGCTTGAGCAGGTTGCCCTCCTCGACCCGGGGACTGCACTGGTACAGCGCCGCCCACGCCCGGGCCCCTCCGTCCGGGTCCCGTATGTAGGCCGGTTTGAAGTCCCCGAGCCAGTTCTCGTCCTTACCCAGCTCCGGACACAAAGGCGCGCCGGGGAGCCTCCCCATCGGATCGTCCTGTTCGGCTTCCACAGGGAGACGAAGAAGTGTGACGTTGTGCTCCGACCGGAGAATACGCGCCGCCAAATCGTCCTCGTGCCACGGTGTCATGATCACTACGACCTTTGCATTGGCAGCGAGTCGGGACTTCAATGAGTTCTGCCACTCTTCCCACAGCCGGCCTCGAATCGTGTCGGAGTCTGCCTCGACCCGGTTCTTGATGGGGTCGTCGATGATCAGCAAGTTGGCCGGGTTGCCCGTGATGCCGGACATGATGCCTCGGGAGATCATGCGTCCCTGGTGATTGGACAGCTCGAACTCGGTGGCTCGGTTGATCTCACCGATGGTTATGCCGAAAAGATTCTGGCCGAATGCGTTGATCTTCTCTTTGTTCCTCCGGCTGAATCTCTCCGCTGTGTCCTCGTTGTAACTTGCCTCGATGATGCGGTGCGTGGGATTCCTGCCCAGATACCAGCTGGGAAGAGCCTCCGTGATGGTAAGGCTCTTCCCGTGCTGAGGTGGCGTCTCTACGACAAGAATGTCGTAAGCGTTGCCCGTATCGGTTGTGATGAATTCCTGCACTGTGTCTGCGAGGAAATTGGAAAATCTGGTGGGCATGAAGCCCGGGGTGGCGTAGGCCAGGTAATCCTTGAAGGATCGCCTGGCCAGCTCACGACGTGCGAGCTCGGCCTGGAGGATGTCTGAATCGGAGGGCATGCGGGTTAGGTCTCAGGCTCGGCGGCGGCAGGGATAGCGGTGATGGCTGTCCAGCCGCCGGTGGGGAACTTGAGGTTATAGGTAGTCGCTCCGCTGTTATCCGCAATGGCGAGGGCGATGTTGTCCGGATCAGTGACGAGCTCGGTCAGATCGGAGTCGGAGTCGCACAGATGGACCTCGATGGGTAGGAAACGAAACTGGAACTTCTGACTTGCCATGTCAGGTAGCCTCCTTTTGGATAATATGTAATAGTATGCAGCCGACTCCCCGAGTGGGAAGTGCGGCGCGGTTTTGGGGGTTTGGGTAACCCCGTGGGTATTGGTGTTATGTAAACAAGGTGATTTGGTGGATTGGTATGCTCGTATTTCTACGGTGTTAGGGCGCGCTCGGGACGCGCGGCCGCGCGGGGCGCATGGGGGACCCCGTGGGTGGCCAGCCAGCTTCGGCGCCACTGTGGCTCGGCTCGAAAAAGCTGGCCCCTCGCGCAGGCGCTGGGGCGCATAACCCCTGCGCTGGGGCGCGCAGCGCTGGGGCGCGCGGGAAAGATTCCTGCCTGCTTGTCAAGGATAAAGTGAACGAAGTGAACTTCGTCCTTGACAAGCAGGCAGGAATCTTATGCGCGATAATGGAGACAGCGGCGGCCACCGAGCCGACCGACTTCAAAGCCCACAGGGCACAAAGGAGAATACGCCATGAACGCCAACACCTACACCTTCAAGACCAACCCTGCGAAGTACGCCAATCTGCACAAGTGCGACCAGAAGTACTGGAAGTTCACCTGCGACTTCAGCCAGACGCAGAGCAAGGAAACCTTGCTCAAGGCCATCGACGACACTCGCACCCTGCTCGGGAGCATCTGCCAGTGCGATGTGTTCAAGCCCGAAAACCGCGAAGCTGCTACGCAGCTTTCCATCGACTTCGACGATGCTCGTATGCATCTCGGCAAGGACGACATCTACGGACCCGTAGACCAGTTCCTGGTCTACCAGTACCAGCGCTACGCCTTCCGCATCTGGTACAGGGACACGAAGGCTGCACGAGATGCCGCCGCTCCCAAGAAGGAGACTCAGCCGAAGGCTGAGAAGAAAGCCCCGGCGAAGAAGGCCGCTCAGCCGAAGGCTGAGAAGAAGCCCACCACCAAGGCTCCTGCGAAGCAGGACATCGCCAAGGCCAACGAGGCCACGTTCGTCAGCAAGCTGACGAAGGCTCAGAAGAAAGAGCTGGTACTCACCCTGCTGGCCGAGCTCATCAAGTGATGAGCTCCCGGATGCAAGCCCCCGATTCATACGAATCGGGGGCTCACTTTTTGTGGAACAATGTGCAAGTGACACGCCAAAAACGTAGGCGTGTCAATGCTTTCCGGGTTTCACCCGGACAGATTTGCAACAGGTCTGCAACATCAGTCGCCCGATTCGGCGCGCTGGGCAGCGAGCTGGCGCAACTGGTCGTCGGTCAGCTTGCTCATGTCAATCGTGGCAAGCGGCCTGTCATCGAGATTACCAATCTCGATGCCCTCACGAGGCTTCTCGCCGATGGTATCTCGTACGAAACGAGACGCATCAGTGTCACCACGCTGTGCGTTGCGTATCTGCGCAAGGTCAATGGCCGACTGAAACGTACCGTCAAGCCCCAATTTCTTCAGCGCTTCGTACGTTTCGGGATCGTCCACGGGCATGGACAGGATGGTCAGCAGGGATTCACGGAACGTCTTGCGCTTGTTGCGTGACACTCCGGATGCTTTCCCGGCGTTCCTCGCCGACTCCCGGCGTTCGTCGGGCGTTCTGTCGCCCGGGCCTATCAGGTTGGGGTAGCCCTCCTGCGGCATGGTTTCACCCCTTTCAACTCGTATCTCAGCATACATAATACACGAGACCCAGCTGACATTTACTGCCAACATACGAAAGGAGAACTCACATGAAACGTAGCAAACTCGTACGATTCCACCTTGCGCTGTGGGTGGACAAAGCATCCAACGCCCTGCAAGAAGCAATAGAGAGACGCACGGCCGCGATCACATACCGCATCGGGCGAGCTGGAGTGATTCTCGGCAACGCAATCATGCCCGAGGACGAGTGGGTAGAGGCCGCCAAGCAACTCCTCAATGTACGTGAGTCGAAGCCCAGCGAACCCAGCAAATGAACTCACACCTGCGCATCACACTGTGTTCTTGTCAAGGATAAAGTGAACGAAGTGAACTTCGTCCTTGACAAGAATCACACGAAGATAATGGAGATTGTCGGCAGCGACGAGGCCAGCCGACGCAAAATTTGACAGCCCGTTCCGGGCAGAAAGGAACATGCGACATGAGTAAACTGTGCACCATCTGCGGGACTGAGATTCCCGACGGCGAAGAGTTCGAGTTCGACGGCCAAGCCTATTGCCACGAGCACTTCGAGGAGCTCTTCACCACATGCGACGAGTGCGGCGCCATCTATCGCCGTGACTCCCTGACCCACACCGGCAATGGCCGGGACGTATGCGAGAATTGCCTCGACAACGAGTACTTCCTCTGCGAGGACTGCGAGGAATACTACCCCAACGATTCCACATGCTACGTAAACCCTGACTGCTACGACCAGCGCATGGTATGCGAGTCCTGCTATGAGGACTACGACATGTGCAGCGACTGCGGCGAGCGCTACACCGACCGGCACATCTGGGCGCACGACGACTACCGCACCATCTGTGATGGGTGCTCTGACTACTGGTACATCTGCGCCGACTGCGGCGACATCGTACACACTGATGATGTGTACTGGTCCGACAATGACGAGCCCTACTGCGGTTCCTGCTACGAGAACAATCGCCGCAACAGCCGAGCCATCCACGACTACGGGTATAAGCCCTGCCCTGTGTTCGGCACCACTGGCCCGGACGATGGCACAGGCTCCTACAATGGCGCCGAGCTCACCTTCGGTGTGGAGCTTGAGTGCGATAAAGGCCGTAGCCCCGGCGATGCAGCTGCTGAAATCAGCTCGCTCACCGACCGTGTGTACTGCAAGCACGACGGCTCCCTCGACAACGGCTATGAGGTCGTGACCATGCCCGGCACACTGGCCTGGCACATGAACGTGTTCCCTTGGGGCGAAATCTGCCGTATCTCCGTCAACCGTAACTTCAAGTCTCACGATGCCGGCACCTGTGGATTGCACATCCACATCGGACGTAACCAGCTCGGCTCCAATGCCACAGAAATCACCCGCACTACCGCTCGCATGATCGCACTGTCCTACGTGCTGTGGCCTGAGATTGGCCGCTTCTCCCGGCGTAACGGTGACATGCACTGGTGCCACCGCAACGAGGGCCCGGACAGGCTTCGTCCCGGTTTGTCCGAGGCTCGTGCTCTCGACGAGATTTTCCGTGCCTCGTACCAGCAGGGCAGATACACGGCTGTGAACGTGCAGAACAACGCAACCGTGGAACTGCGGTTCAACCGTGGCACTCTCAAAGTCTCCACCATCTATGCCTGCCTGCAGCTGGCCAGCAACCTCGCACTGTTTGCAAAAGACCACACTCTGGAAGAGTGCATCAATGCCACATGGGATGACGTGGTTCACTACCACGAGTACGAGGAGCTCACCACCTACGTGAAGAGCCGCTTCGATGGATTCGTGCCCACCGGCAGGCCGAGCATCAGCTGGTCTAAGGAAGCCTCTGATGCCAGCACTACACCTGCAACCCTGCTCGCATCACTCGACCCGGACTACGGAGCCGAGTGGGAGCCTGCTGATTATCGCCTTCAGCGTGGCGACCTCGTGGTCATGACTGTGACTGGGGAATCCGGTGGATACCCTGTTGCTGGCTCCATCGGTGTGGTGCTCGAGTCCACGGATGGTGTCGGTTCCGTCGGCGTCATCTGGCACGAGGACAACCCCAACCACAGCAGGCACAACACCTGCGACAATCGCTACCCCCGTCGGCAGTGGTACGTACCTGCTGCCAATGTGAGAGCCATCCACTGCTTCGCCAACGGAGCGCCTGTTGACAGGGGTACCATGCTCTACCTCGCCAAGAACAACATCATCGTCGGCGACCGTGTAGCATCCAACCAGGGCCCGGTAGCTGGCGTCGGCATTCTGTTCGGAGCTGTCGGCGGAACCACAGGTGCGGAGAACGGATACTTCGACTCGGCCTACGTACAGTGGGATGGATTCGAGGGCGGACACAACTCCAGCTTCCCCTTCGCAACTCGTGGGTTCTGGAATGTCGCTCCCAGTTCCCTGACCAACGCAATCTAATACACAAGGAGGTATGAATTATGTGCATCATCGCTTGTAAACCCGTGGGCTTGAAGATGCCCACCGAAGATACGATAACCAACATGTGGTACAGCAACCCGGACGGTGCCGGGATCATGTACAACCACGATGGCCATGTGCATATCGAGAAGGGCTTCATGAAACTGAACGACTTCCTCGATGCCCTCGAACGCATAGGCAAGACCGTGGACCTCGACCAAGCAGGGGTAGTGATGCACTTCCGCATCACTACCCACGGTGGGACGCGGCCTGAGAACTGCCATCCGTTCCCCATCAGCGACAGTATACCCATGCTCAAGAAGCTGCGGCTTAGCACCCACATAGGCGTGGCTCACAACGGCATCATCCACAACACACCCCGAAGCAAGGATATCTCCGACACAATGGAGTACATCGCATCCCAGCTGGCGCCACTGTATCGGGCACTGCCCAAGTTCTACGAGAACAAAGACGCAATGCTCCTCGTAGAGAACGCAATCGACAGCAAGATGGCTTTCCTCACAGACACAGGCAGCATCTACACGATAGGCAAGTTCACCGAGGATGGCGGACTGCTCTACTCCAACACCACGTACAAGGGCTGGGGCTACTACCCTCGTTACGGTTCCACTCAGGTGTGGGATGCGAACGCCGGCAAGTGGACGCCCATCGAGTACGACAAGTGGGGCTTCGACAAGTGGGGCTACGACGAGTGGGGCACTCACAAGTCTGAGTACAAATCCACGAGCCTCGTGCCCTATGTGTGGGACGAAGGCACGGACTCTGACGGCAACGACTACTACTGCATCACGAAGCTGCTCATGCCCGTCAGTGCGGTAGAAGGTGCGTTCTACGTCACGGAAAACGGGGACATGGTAGAGGATGACAACCTCGAAGTGTTCATCGACATCAGCGGCAACACGTGGTGGCTGGACAGCACGGACGCAATCGCATACCGGGATGACAACATCATCGGTGTGTACAACAAAGAGGGCATGGCTCTCAAGTATGACGTTGACCTTGCGGAATATGTGGACTGCGTGGTCTGGTACGACGACGAGGACAAGGAGGGCAAGTGACATGAAGAAAGCCGCAGTCATTATCGCAACAGTCCTGCACCTGGTCACGTCCGGGCTGATCTACCCACAGGCCATGGTCGTGACCAAGGTAAACAAGCACAGCCTGAAACTCCGCACGGCAACCGGCTTCACCTACACGGTGAAGCAGGAGCCCGAGGACTACGAGGTCGGTGACATGGTGGCCGTCATCATGTACACCAAAGGTACGAAGAGCGTGAAGGATGACACGGTCATCACCATGCGCTACACCGGATGGTAAGGAGGAATGACACATGAATGAGCACAAGAAACTGTACGAGGTAGAGTTCACCGCCACCATGCTGGTGGAGGCAGACAGCGAAGACGAAGCCGTGGAGATTGCGCAGGACCTGCAGCCCGACAAGGACTACCTGTACATCTACGTGAACGGCAAGCTGTACTCGTGAAGGAGGGCTGACACATGGACGAACCCAAGAGACACTTCAACACAAGCAAGTACGCAAACCTCGAAGATACCTGTCCGTTGTGCGGATCACGTGACACAACGACGACCGGAAGCTACGAACACGTAGACAACTTCATCGCATACCCGATGAAGTGCAAAGACTGCGGAGCCACATGGCAGCAGTGGTACGCCCTCACCTATACCGATAACACCGACGTATATGACGGAGACGGTGAGTTCGTATACGATTACATGGAGGAATGACACATGACCATACAGAGGGAAATCAACGGCGAACAAATAGACATCACACTCACCGACAGGGAGTTGTGCGATGCCTACTACGAGAAGCAGCACATCTGGGACAGGCAATACGTCCTCGACCTCGCTGAGATGTCATGCGACCCTCGCATCCAGGCATCCGTGACACGTAGGCTGGACCTGCTCAACGACGAGGAGTTCCTTGACATGGTGGCTCACAAGTACCGGGCATGCATGATAGACGAAATCACCAGCGACCAGGAGTACGAGAACTTCGTATATGCCTACACCGTGACAAGGAGGTACTTCGATGAACGATGAAACCTACACATTCATATCCACGGTCAAGGACAGGAAGGCCACAGCCCGCAGTGCGAGATACAAGGTCAACGGCTCACGGTCTCGCAAGGTAACCATGTCATCCGACTACGACACACCAGCCCAACGGAAAAGGAGGAACGGACCTATGCTCACCTACAACATGAACATACCCCACACGAAGAAGGAACTCGACGAGTGGCCGGCAGATATTCGCGCCGATTATCTGCGCAAGATCATCGACACCTACCACCCCAGCAACAAAGCACTCGGTCTCATGCTCGAGCTGGCACCCAACTACGCATGCACTGTTCTCGGCAAGTGGGGACTGAAGAATCCTATCCGGCCCACGAAAGAACAGATGGCCGCCTTCGCAGAATTCCTCGAGCCCGCCAAGACAGAGTTCACCGGCGCATCCGAGTCCGACATCGACAATCTACTCACACCCAAGGACTGGGTAGGCGTAAAGAAAGCCGACGAACCGCTCCCGGTTGAGCCCTTCGTCCCCACCCCTGCTCCGGTGTACGACACCATGCACTTCACGTTCACCGGAAACCTCGGCATGTTCTACCGAGCCATGGCACAGGGCCCGCTCATGCACCTGAAAGACGGCACGTTCACATTCACCATCGACGTTGTACGAAAGGAGGGCTGACACATGGACTGGAACAACGAACTAACGCAAGCACTGTATGATGCACTCTCTCGCGTCTACCCCGAGGTGAATCCCAGAGTAGAGCACTCGGATGGCAGGCACCACTACTTCACACTGGCCAATGAGTTCCCCGAAATCCACGGGGTCATGTGCGCCTCGGACGACGCGCCGCATATTCTATGGGGACACAACAGCCGATGGACACATAAGCCCGATGCTTCGGCCATGTACCTGTATCTGAAGAACCTCACACGTGAAGAGGTGGTAAGGATGGTGTACTGATATGATTATCACACGAAACGGCATAGACATTGAGCTCACGAAGACCGAACTCATGCTGGCCTTTGACGAGGCCCAACACCTCATAGACATAGACGACGTGCTGTACTTCGCCGACATCTGTGACGACAACTACAAGGGCCAGCCATATATCGACCTCATCCGTGACCCGGATGTAGCGGATGAAGTTGCCAGACGATACCGTGACTACCGCAACGACGAGGATGACCAGAGCTGGTTCAACGACATGAGCGAGGCAGTTATGGAAGTGGGAAGCCGAATCTCGGAAGGACGTGAGGAGGGATGAAACACCTGTTCACCACCGTCCGACAACACACAGTCCGCACTATCTCATTGGACCGAGCAATCAAACAACGCGACCCACTTGACACACCACATACAATATAACTAAGGAGGTTACTCACATGAAAGAACTCAACATCACATTCACAAAGGAACGCGAGACCAAGAACACCGTACGCTTCACGGAAGTCACACCCTCGGACACAGACGCTCCCAAAGTGGGTACGATCTACGTGTCCAAGAGCGCACTGAAGGAGCTTGACTGGGACGAGAACAAAACACTCGGCATCAAGCTGATGGTGTGCTGATATGGGCAAGATATGCTTTGACTTCGACGGCGTAATACACAGCTACACATCGGGGTATCTCGGGGATGCCGTCATCCCCGACCCCCCTGTACCCGGCATCAAGCAAGCCATTGACCAGCTTCGTGATGCAGGGTACCAGGTGGTTGTCCTGTCCACGAGGGGAGCGACTCGTGAGGGACGTGAAGCCATGCAGGATTGGTTCGACAAGTGGGGTATAGCCATCGACGGCATATACTCTATCAAGCCTACCGCACGATGCTACGTAGATGACCGGGCCGTGTGCTTCGACGGCGATGCATCCAAGCTGTTCGACATCATCGACAACTTCGAGCCATGGTGGAAGACACAGCCAATGCCGGAGCTCCCGACTGAGCCAGAGCCTGCACCTGAGTATCTGATGGGCGCCATCGTCGGCGACATCGTTGGCTCCATCTACGAGTTCAACAACATACACACGACGAGCTTCCCCTTGTTCGGCCCGGGATGTGAGATAACGGACGACACTGTTATGACACTGGCAGTGGCACAGGCACTGGTGAATGCCAAGCTCGACGAGAACGTGTCAGTGTACAACGAGCTCGTCGACTGCATGCGTTCATTCGGACGGCACTACCCGGACAAGTCTTACGGCAACAGGTTCGCATCGTGGCTGTGGTCAGACAGCAGGTCACCTGTGAACTCGTGGGGCAACGGAGCACCTATGCGGTGCTCACCTGCTGGCTGGGTCACGGATGATGTACACAAGGCTGAACTGCTCGGTATAGCGACAGCTGACCCGACACACAACCACGTCTACGCACGTAACGCGGCAGCTACTGTGGCTGGGATGATATGCGAAGCGAGAAACGGAACCACGAAAGAGTACCTGCGTAAGTATGCCGAGGACAAGGGCTACGACATACCAACAATGGACTGGCTCATGGACAACTACACATACACAGAGTCGAGCCAGGGTACGATGCCGGCTGCTCTCGCATGCTTCCTCTACAGCGATTCATTTGAGGACAGCATACGCAAAGCCGTCAGCATTGGCGGAGACAGCGACACGATAGCTGCCATCACCGGTTCAATAGCCGAGCCCTACTATGGAATCCCGGATGACATACGGAATAGGGCATGGGGCTACGTACCGGAGAGACTTCGCAGGACAGTCCGTGCTTTCGGGGAGGCGTTCGACTTAGAGTGACAACCGCATACGTACAAAGGGGCGACACCGCATAGGTGCCGCCCCTTTTTTGTTGACCTCACTCGCTCGCGATTGAGGTCATAAACTCATCCACTTCTTCCGTGCTCCACAGACTGATGACCTGCTGTCCGAGCTTGGCCAGTTGTGTTGCCCGGTAAATCTGTACGGGTGACAGCCTGCCGTGGTGTCGCTTCGTCTCTACCCACACGAGCGCACCACCCGGGAGTACGACGATCCGGTCAGGCCATCCGTCCTGTCCGTGTTTGATGCACAGCCCACCGAGTGTCTCCACCCGGTGCACAAGATACTGCTCCACATCGCGCTCAAGTTCCATGTAAATCCTCCCGTTGTTATTGGTGTAATTGTTGGTATACTCCCTATATAGTATACCCCCCTATTTTTTGTTACCTTTGTTACACTTATATAAGTCAAGTCTTTTTAGAGAAAATCAATACAACATTACAACAATAGTATAATTTATATAGATATTTCAATGTTGTTATGTGTGTTGTAATAGCTGATGTAATGATGTATTGACACACCTAAATCCCCGCACAACTTACACCCCGTGTAAGAACGGGCCCTCGCAGATACGAGAGCCCACCCCATCCGCACCCCATCCTCACCGGTACAGCGGCGCGTTTTTCCTCAATCTCCCGGGTCGAAGTGGAGCACGACACACATACACAGGGCGAGAAATGTCCACCACACGCGGACACTCAGGTCTGCCAGCCGTGCCCTCAGTCTACCCCGCATCGGACTGTTCCTCCTCGCTGCCATCGCTCACCCAGGCGTCGCACTGTCCATGTGCTCCGGCCTGTACGTCGAGGCTCTCGTCGCAGAACAGGTGATAGATACCACCGCTGTCGTAGAAGATGTCAGTGCAGTGGTCGCAGAACAGGCAGCTGTGCTCCGGTGCGGTGACCTTCCATCCGGTGAGGGTGAGCGTGTACTCTCGCGTCTTCACCAGTAATCCTCCTCTGTGTTGATGTAGAATATCGTATCCCTCGGTGAGCCACCGTCGGGTACAACCCCGAGCTCGAGGTTCAGCTTCCGTGCAGCACGGATGTAGCGGCCAGGGTATAGACTGAACAGCGTTTCCGGTACCCACACAGTACGGTTGCGCTTCGGCACACCGCACTGATCGAGCGCGTCCATGGCCTCGCGCATAGCCTTCTCGAGGTCAGCTACCATCGTCTACCTCCACCGCACCCGCAGCTTCCCACGCTTTATAAATGCGTTCTCCTAAACGCGCCAACCAGTCCACCATTTCCTCATTTTGCGACCACGCCTGCGTGGACATAGTGCATTCTGCAAGTCCGCACTCAAACAAAAATGCGTGGATGATTTCGTGGCGTTTGACTTTTCTGATATACCTCTCCATGTCATCGAGGTTGCCGTCAAGCTCACGTTCTATGACAATCAGCCGTGTCGTCCAATCGCAATACCCGTCACAGTCGGACAACCTCGCATCCTCGGCTTCGGCTCGTTCAACAAGCGTCCACTGTGCGCCCAAAATATCAACCGTCATTCGCCGGCCTCCTTCTTCAACCACGTCAACCACCACTGGTACGTCCTGTCATACGTGTCATACCCAGGCTCAATGAGGTCCTTGGCAATCCACTCTGCCAGTTCCTCGTCCGTCATCACCCGGATGCGGTCGGCGTTGGTCATACCCCGGAAGTCGGGACATTCGCTTGTGTCGAAGTCCTCACGTTCTCCTGTGACAAAGACGCATTTCATGTTGTAGCACTCTTTGCATCTGTTGTATCTGCTCATTCCTCTCCCTCCTCTGCCTTGCCTAAACGCTGAGTCAATTCCATGACAAGCGCGGGGACTTCAATCGCCATCATGCGTTCGCCGCCAACGGCGAAGGCGATGTCAGCGCAGTTGCCAACGATGCACTTTACAAAATCTTCCCATTCTTCGTCCTGCCAGTGAACGGCAGTGTAATAGATTGCCGCAAGCTGTTTGGCAATTTCGGCTTGCTTCTTTCTGGTGATTATCGTCATCCCTCTCCCTCATTTGGCGGTGTAGCTCTTAGCTCCCACTTCCCACCATACCCAAGCGCGACGTTCATTTCGTCTGTCAAATGGCACTCGTCATACGCCTCTTGTTCGTCAAACGAATTGAGGAAAATCCATGTGTGCATAGCCTTTGCGGCTTTCAGCAGTTCCTCTATGGCATCGGCGGCTTCATGCAAAGTCTTTACCGACAGGCAAGCGTTATCATCACGCAACGCCTTTACCAGTTCGTCATAGTTCATTCCTCGCCTACCTCCTTCAACTCTTTCCGGTGCTTCCACACGTACTCACAGAACACATCCCAGTTGAGCATGACCTGTGAGTACACGTCCACCTTCCTCGACTTGTACCGCTCACTGGGTGGCCACTGACTGATGACCACCTCCCACTCGCACTTGGACCAGTAGTAGTACAGCAGTGAGCGGCGGAGTCTCTCGCAGAACTGCTCCTTGTTCAGCCGCTTACGTGCCAACTCCTTCACGTCCTGCATGAATCCGCCGTGGTCGAAGATGTTGTACTCTTCGATCTCTCGCCCACCGTTGAACGACTCACGGTACACACCCCAGTATAGCTTGCTCACTCTCCATACCTCCTGTTCCACCGACTCTCTACCTCGTCCGCTATCGTGTCAGCCAGCTCACGTAAGGTGGTGAGTTTGGGGTCAAAGTATCCGGACTGTGCAAGGTCAAGGGATACCAGGCACTCATGGCATTTGGCGTGGGCTCTCACGTTGAAGCGCGGGTAGATGCTGTCATCGCCGGGTATCGTTCCGGGCTCAAACTCCTTGCCCATCACGACGAGCCGCACCCCTGCACCACACAGGGGGCAGGGTTTAACGTCGCGGTCATACTCTATTCTCTTGCTCATCATACAGCCTCCTCTCTGTACCAGCCGTACACTATTCCGTACAGCTTATCCCGGTACGCATTATTCTTCGCTCCCGTTTTTATCCTACCCCAGCCGGGCATGGTGTTCATAATGTTCGAGACGCGCCGGGAGTTGTTGTTGTTCCCCCGACCGCTGGTGAGACCGAAGCACTCCCACAGAATCTCGGCTCCGCTTACTCTCGTCCTCTTCACCGTGCCCTCTTCTCGTTTGCCCAGGTCACCCACGGAGCCCGAGGATTCCCAGTCGAAGTAGGCCCGGCGCTGCAGCTTGTCCAGGTCATCCCAGTCTTCCGGGAGCAGGGTGTCGAGGTAGGTTTGGATATCGTATACCCACTCATCCACAGCGGTGTGGGACTCCTGTGCCGCCACTGCCATGGCCGCTACCTCTGCGTCGTTGAGCCACAGAACTTCCCCGGCCTTCCACCGTACGACTGCCTCCGCCCACAGCTGGTCTACCTCCTCCTCGAATCCCCGGAGCACACCGTTGTCAAAGCCTGTCACTTCCACCGGCCAGAACCTGCGCGCCCCCGTCCTGTCACGCAGGAACTCGGGGTCGTTGGTGGTGCCGTAGAAGACACAGCGGCGCGGATATGTGCCGGTCTCCCGGGCGTATGCCCGGCGGAAGGTGTCCTCCTGCTTGCTGATGAAGTTCTTTATGTCCTCGATCTCGGACTTCTGTGTGGCAGCGAGCTCTGCTACTTCGGCGATCCACACCCCCGATAGTCTCTCGTATGCATCCTTGCTTGCGTCCATACGACCCAGCGAGTCGGTGAACCATCCCCTCGACAGGGCTCGGGCCAGGTTGCTCTTGCCTATGCCCTGCTTACCTACGAGGATCAGCATGTTGTCGAACTTGCACCCGGGGATCATAGCTCTCTTCACAGCCGCGCACATCCACTTCCGTGTAACGGCGCGGACATACATGTTATCCTCCGCTCCCATCCACCGGACAAGCATGGTGTCAAGTCGCTCGACTCCGTCCCACTCCAGTCCGGCCAGATAATCTCGGACAGGGTCGAAAGCATGGCGCTCTCTGACGATGTCCAGTGCGTCCTGTATCTTGTCCTTACCTACGAGGAAGTATGGCTTGCCCTCGAGGTACAGCCTGAGCCCGGCGTTGTCCACGTCCCTCCATGCGTCTCCACCTTCCGGGATGGCATCGGTGTGTGTGTCCCAGGGTGGGCGGCGCATGATGACCGGCTTGTTCTGGAGCAGGTTGAAGGCAGCCACGCCTCTCAGCCTCGGGTCGTTCTCGAGGATGAGCACGATGTTCTTGATGGACAGGTCGACGGCGCTGGTCTTGGGGTTGCGGTCAAGCGCAGCCGCCCAGTTCGGGTCCCACTCTCCGTCGTCTCCCGCTCCCGCGTCCACTGTATCGGCGATGTCGTCCAGCGTGGCGTTCAGTTCGGACGCGCTCTGTCTCTTTACCCTGTCCAGCTCCGAGGCGAACGAGCACATGGCTGCGTAGCTGGGCCTGCGGTTGATCTCCTGTGTCTCATGTCCCACGTCCAGCTCACCGAACTTGTGGATGCGGACGAGGTCGAAGGCGTTGACCAGCTGGCCGCCGCATGGGTCGGTGCCGTGGTGGGAGTAGAGGAACTTGCCATCATACGTCACCGCTCCACCGGCTGTGCTGCCAGCCGTGTAGGTGTAGCGGTTGTTCCCCACCGGCTCGTACACTCCGGGCAGCAGCTCTTCCATGGCGTCCTCTATGCTGTACGCCCGGCAGAACAGACCCACCATACCGGGCTTCTCCCACGGGTCGCCCTGTCGCTTGGCCTCCTTGACACGTATCTCCTGCTCACCCTTTGCGATGGGCCAGAGGGTCGTGTCCTTCCATGCGTCGCCCAGTCCGTACTCGGCCAGCACCGAGTCGGGGTCAACCGAATCACCCTTCACCCACTGGAAGAACGGCTCTGCATCCGCCGGACAGGAGGGCCAGTACATAAGTCTCGCGGGCTCGTAGGTACTTGGGTCCATGGCCTCGATGCCGATGCGCGCAGCCAGCTTACGAGCCACAGCCGGGTACTCATCCGGAGTGACGGGGCGTGTCAGCGGGATTACGAAGCGGAGCCGGGGATGCTCCGGTGTGTGGGAGTGGGTGGAGTAGCACACCATCTCCCACTCCCATGTCAGTGACAGGTCATCCCACAGGTCGGGGTCTGCGTTGTCTGCGTCCAGTGTCACGAGACAGCGGTCAACGATGTTCTCGTTGGTGCGTCGTCCACCTGACAGCCGTCCACCTACGAAGCCGCCGATGTCCTTGACCCTGCCCTGTTCATCCTTGGACATGGCCCGGTACTCACGCATGGTCTCGTGTGTCCGGTATGGGTTGGTGAGCTTGTCGACCAGACCTAACCATGAGACTTCGGTGTTCCGCCATCTGGTGTCTTTTCGGCTTTTGCCTACAGCAATAATCATGACGCTCGTTCCTCCTCGGCTCTGAGCCAGTGATACCCAGCGGCTGTTCCTCCTTTGTGTATGCTTCTGGAAATGTTCGACGAGTGACATCCTATGCAGACAGCAGCCATCAGAACTGAAGGGAAAGTCTGGCCAGTTTCTACGCATATTACGCTGACGGCAGGCCGGGTGTTTCCAATAAGTTTCTCGGACATTTTTTTCCTTGTAGACTCGGATGCTTTTTTGCCAACATTGGCTTTGCGTATTTTTTCTCTCACTTCTGCCGGCATTTTTTTACCTTTGTTCGCCTGCCCGATTCTGCGTTTGTGCTCCTCGGAGATATGTGATCCGGTGTTCAGCTCTCTCAGCATGCTCTTTACATGCTCCGGCATAGGATCGCCAAGCCTACCCTCACCACCGAGAGTGTGGTTGTATCCATGTGCACGGTCATTTGTACGGTAGTCTCGGATCAGGTCCCGTTCCAATTTTGACGCCTCTTCGAACGTCAAGGCGTCATATAAAATCTCGTGCGAGAACGCATCCCACCCATATTTTTCTATCGCGGCAGACAGGTGCGGGTTGCTTTTGTATCGGCTGCCATTGATGCCGAACCGTCTCTCTGGTTTCTGGCTCGTTATTCCTATGTACTTTTTTCCGTTCGGAGATGTGTGGCAATATACGCAAAACAACTTCTTTTCGAGCATCACTCGATCTCCCATCCGTACTCTTCTTTTAGTGCCTGCCTGATCTCCCAGAGCTTGAGCCGCCCGGTGGACAGGCTGTCCCGGACAGAGCTGATCTCCTTGGCCAGCTGGTGCATCTCCTCGTGGTCGGGCTCGTGCATGCCGCAGTACGCCCAGAGGAAGATGGTCAGCGCAGCGTTGAACGCCTTGTTCAGTGTGAACTGTGGGGACTTCTTGGTGCGCTTACTCTTTGAACTCATACTTGCTGACCTCCTCGTAAGCCTCTGCGTACGCTTCCCGGACAGACAGGCGCATACCCAACAGTATGGCCAGGTCCACCAGGACGCTGACGATAATGACGAAGGCCACCTCGTTGTAGGTGTAGGTGATCGACCGGCCTACGATGAGGGCTGCTGTGGAGACTGTCTGCCCCAGCAGGAAAGCCAGCAGCCAGCGGATGCTTCTGTTCATTTTGTTCTGTCCCCCATTTCAAATTTGATCTCTATGTCGTGCTCCACGGCGTTGTTGATCTTATCCGCCATGCTCCAAAACTCCTCACAGGTTTCCTCCCACGCCCGCTCGGCGGACCTGCGCAGGTCCTCCATACCGGCTTCGAATCCTCGGACAGCGTTGGTGCAGAAGTCGTGCAGGTCATCCTCCGTAATGTCGTGTCGGCGGCAGAGCAGGGCAAAGGTCAGCAGCTCGTCGAGAGGGTAGCCCTTTACTGTGGACTCCGGATGGGGAAGTGTGATGGTGTGCTCCAGCTGCTCTATGACATCCGAAGCCTGCATCAGCAGAGCGCTGGTATCGAACACGCCCTCTGCATTGTATCCAGCTGCCTTCTTTCGCAGCTGCAGTACCAGGTCCTCGTACATCACTTCACCTCCCACCAGGTATCTGTCTTCGCCCGCAGTTCACGGAGCTCCAGTTCCAGCAGTTCCTTATCGCCGCGGAGCCGGGCGATCTCGTCTTCCAGTGAGCGGATGACTGTGATGAAAGCCTCCGACATGGCGCGAATAAGCTCTGAATATTTATCCATGTTCCTTCCTCCTGTTCCATTCGGCCCGGGCTTCGCGTAGTGCCTGCCCGTGGAGTCTGTATATCTGTCGTTCCTCGTAGTAGAGGTTGCTCTTGGTCATTGCCCGTCGTACGTCCGCCCACCGCAGCCGGTCAAGGTAGCGGAGGCGCAGGATGGTACGGCTCTCCGGTGTGGGGATTGCGTCGATGAACTGTTCTATCTCGGCGTACCTCTCCAGTGCTTCCGTCTCCTTACGGTATGCCTCGCCCTCTGCGTCAGCCAAAGCGGCAAGCAGTTTCTCCTTATCTCCGCTGCCACCACCCGGAACAGGCGAGATGCGCGAAGTGATTTGCGTGGCCTGGTCCAGCAGCTGGCGGCGTCTGCGTGTCATGCGCATCGCTTCCAACTTCAGTTCGCCGTAGCTCTCCAGCCACGCTCTGCATTCATCCGGTTGTTTCTTCATGCAGGTATCCTTTCAGAGCCTCCAGCAGGCTCTTCTGTGTTTGTTCCTTCCTGCCCAGTACGGACAGGACCTTCTCATCCAGCGTCCCCTCACACACGATGTGGTGAACGATGACGCTCTGTCCCTGGCCCATACGATTGAGCCGGGCGTTGGCCTGACTGTACAGCTCCAGGCTCCACGGAAGACCGAACCATACGATGATGTGACCACCTGTTTGGAGATTTAGGCCATGAGCCGCCGAGGCCGGGTGGCACAGGAGCAAGGGTATCTCTCCCCTGTTCCACCTGCTGATGGTCTCACTGCCTTCCATCACCACCGCATCGGGGAACCGGGCGAGTATCCTGTCCCGGTCATGCTGGTAGGAGTAGAACACGAGCAGCGGCTGGCCATGTGACTCGGCGCGGATATCCTCTAAGGCGTCGAGCTTTCTGTCGTGGATGTGGAACACAGAACCGTTATCGTCATAGGCAGCCCCATTGGCGAGTTGAAGGAGCTTATTTGACAGGGCAGCGGCGGTGGCTCCGACGACGGCTGAGTCGAAAGACTGCATGTCTGACAGCTCTCCTCCCAGTAAGGGCAGTACCTGATGAACTCGAAGATCGTCATACAGTCTCCTTTCTTGGTCATTCATGCGCACCGTGACTGTGTTGAACAGTACCGGCGGCAGGGTAAGCCAGTCCTCCTTGCTCATGCTGAGGCACAGGTCCGACAGCTTCCGGTCTATCTCTCCCTTGGCTCCGGGCTTGAGTCGCCACTCGTAGACGACGTGACCTTTATGGGCACCCGGACTGAAGTATCTACTGCGGTACTCACCCAGTGTCCGCCCAAGTCGAGCGCCACCATCCAGTAGGAAAATTTCTGGCCAGAGGTCGATGTAACCGTTAGGGGCGGGGGTACCTGTGAGCCCGATGACGTAGCTACTGAGCTTGATGACACGCTTGAGACACCTCCATCGTTTAGACTTCGAGCTCTTGAACGAGGACAGCTCGTCTATAATCACCATGTCGAAGGGCCAGCTCTTGCCGAGGTACTCCACCAGCCACTGCACGTTCTCCCTGTTGATGACGTACACATCGGCGTCAGCGGAGAGCGCGGCCTTCCTCTGTGCCTGTGTCCCCAGGACCCGGGAGATGCGGAGTTCCCTAAGATGGTCCCACTTCTCCGACTCACGGCTCCAGGTGTCCTGGGCGACACGCAGCGGAGCGATGACCAGCACCTTGTTCACGGCAAAGTCGTCGAGCAGTTCCTTGGCGTGGGTCAGGCTGACAACCGTCTTGCCCAACCCCATGTCCAAGAATAGCCCTGCGCGTTTATGGTTTTTGAGGAATTCTGTTGCGAGTTTTTGGTGTGGTCTCGGTGTGTAACGCACTGCTCATTACCTCGTCCCGGATAAAGTCTGGGCACACATGTAGTATCTTGTCCTGCAGGAAGTCGAGCTCCTCGTATAGCCTGTCGTTTTCCTCCTGCATTTTACGAAGCTCATCTACCAGAGCGGCGGCGAGAGCGCTGTCGTTGCTGGACATCTGCCGCCACATGTCGGCTTCCGATTTACGTACCCAGCCCAGCCGGGACATGAGCTTATTAAAACTCGGGAATGTCTTCATCGGTCTTCTCCTTTGAAACGAACACCTTGAAGTCCTTGATGTGCACGTCGGCAATTACCTCCGCCGCGCCGAGCAGGTCTGCCTCCACGATATCCTTGAATATCGGAGAGGCCACATTCTCCAGCGCCTTGTCCAGGTCCTCATCCGGTCCGGTGTGAATCTCTGTGATCTCTGCTGTGTAAGTGATTGTCAATTCAGCCATGTCAATCCTCCCAATTTAATCTGGCTTTTATTGTAGGGCTCAGCTCCAGCATGTATTCTCTGGTCAGCACGGGTCTTCCTGCTTTCGCTGTCGGAAGTCCGTAGCCCTTCAACCGCTTCTGCAACGCGCCGTCACTGATGTTCAGCGGTCCGGCCATCTCGTATACGGATTTTCCCTCGTTGTACAAACGGATCAGAGTAGACACGCTAAGCTTTCCTATCGTGTATCTGTTGTTTCTCTTGCCCATCTTCTCCGGTGCTTTACCCCAGCGTATGCAATCCAGGCACTCCGGGAGCGGGCAGTTGAGGCAGAGCTCGATCTGCTCTTTCGGGTCTTCAGGGTACTCGAACATCGTCCATTCCCTCCCCGCATAAGTCGACCGCGCCCATCAGGTGGTACTTATCTGCCCAATCCTCGAGGCAATCATCACACACGATGTCTCCGTCGGGCATCTCGTAGTGCGGGTCGTCGATCATGATGACCTCCCCGCAGTAGTCGCAGTACATCCCATCAGTCCTTTCTGTAGAACTCGCAATCATATCCGTCAGCAGCCAGTGGCAGTCCTTCCATCCAGTCAGCGCCTTTGGTCATCAGCGCCGCCATGTCCTGCCACGTCCTGCCCGAGTCGATGGGCTCGGTGCAGATGATCTCGTCGTGGACATGGGCTCGGATA